TAAAATTATTACGTATTCTGATAGAAATTGGTCACCATCTAATGAACATTGTTTTTATGGTAAAATAGGCTTTGAATATTTAGGAGTAACAAAACCTAATTATTGGTATACTAAAAAATATACTAAAAGAGAACATAGATACAATTTTAGAAAAAATAAATTAATTGAACTTGGATTTGATAAAACTAAAACCGAAAATCAAATTATGTATGAATTAGGTTATGACAGAATTTGGGATACTGGTAATTTAAAATTTGTATATAATAAAAAAGGGGAGTAATTAAACTCCCCTTTTTTAGTTGTTAATACTCAAAAGTATTGATTATCTCAATTCTCTTAAGTCAAATGTACGTACACCATCGACAGTAATTCTACCGAAGAAACGGTTATTAACCATCTTCTTAGCATATCGTGTCATTATTCCCTTTATAGGAGTAAAATTGAATGGATTATACATTGTTGGTGTTAATTGAAGTGGTACATATGGAGCATAAATGTAACCAGTATCAAGAAGCGAAGTACCCTTATGACCTAATAACAATGTGTTAGCTGGGAAATATGGGTCACGATATACTTGATAACGACCTGCTAATGTACCAACTCTTTCGATACCCATGTTGTATTGGTCTTGCTCAGGTGCAGCATTTGACACGTGGAAGTATTCCAAGTCATCAAAAATCGCACTGATTTCAGAAGATACAACAATCCAGTTAGCACCACCACGAAGTGTTGATTTGTGGATTTGAGCTGAGATTTGGTTGATTGTAGTAATCAATGTTTGGTTCCAATCTTTCTGAGTATAAGCTGCGTTACCAGTTGTACCTAATCTTCTCCAACCATTGTAATCCCAACGTAATGTCCAAGCAGCACCTTTACGAAGGTCACGTAAAATTTCACGGTCAATTTCTGCAGCAATTTGCTCAGAAAGTAAAGCTGTCAATTCAGCTTCAGCGTCAATGTTGTGGAATGCCGCAACGTCTTGAGCTAATTCTGGAGACCATTGAGCTCTAAGTTTTCTTTCTGAAACTGATACAGTTACTGACTCAAGGTCAAATGAAACTTCACCAATTTTATCTTCGAATTCAAGTTCTTCATAACGTCTGAATACAGCTACGAAAGAAGTTGCAGAAGCTGCTGAGAAGATTGTACTTCCTGTATAACCATCAAGGGAGTCAGTTGTACAATCTGTACATACTGGGCACTGAAGGTCAACTTCTAAGAAAATACAACCATCTTGTGAACAGATGTTGTTATATGTTCCACCATTACCATTTGGCCAAGTTGTTGGAGTTAATGTGCTTGTAGGTGAAACAATACCTTTACCATATTGTTGTGTTACAACACGGAATGGAAGTGGACCTGAAAGATTTAAGCAAGTTGATGTTGCTGCGGATAAACCTGTAGACCTTAAGATACGTAAATCTGACAAGAATGTTTCAGAATCTACTTCAGAACCATCAGGACCCATTAATTTACCAACACCATTATCAAAGAAACCACACATTTTAACAATAAGTTTTCTTACGTTAACTGATGATGTAATAGATGATGGTACTAAACTGTTAGAACTCCAAACTTGAACTTCAGTACTTGCAGTAACAGCTGACCACTGACCTTTTGAATAGTCAAACAATCCAGGAGGGTCAAGGCTTGGTTCTGAACCTTCATAGAATAAATCGTAAAGATTCTTTTGGAATGAATTTGCACCACCTGCAGCAGGATAACCAGCATCAGGGTCTCCAGGATAATTACCAGGTGAACCTACAGGAGCGTAATGTGTAGTTGATTGGTTAGCATTTGCCCAAGGAGCAGTTCCTCCAGTATAACCTTGGATACGTGGAACAAAGAAGAACAATTTACCAATTGGTAAGTTCATCGCTTGAACTGATACGATATCGTTAGCTAAAAGTTTTGAGAACACTCTTCTAACAATAGGAAATACTACTGTTTCAAATGAACCTGAAGAATCTGTAGAAGATGCTTCGTTTATCAAGAAACTTGCTTGGTTTTCGTATAACTGAGCAACGTTTTCTTTCAAATGGCCTTTTAAGCCTTCAAGGAACCCTAAACGGTCCCATTTGTTGATGGTGTCTTCTTTGATAACTTTAAGGTGTTTTAACCCAATATTACCAACAAGACCTGATTCTAATAATGCACCCATTTTTCTTGTATATTATTTTTTTTTATTGTTTATTTGTTTATTTTTGACATTAAATCTTTAATTCTTGTGAATTGATTATTTTCATGTACTTTATTTTCAATTAAATGTTCTGAAGAGCCTGTTTTTTGAACATTGTCAATTTTATCAAAAGATTCTTTAACAATATTTTTATTTTCGTTCCCTAATTCAGATTTAATTGTTTTGTAAAGATTTTTAGATTCTTTGATTGATTCGATGTTATCAAATCTTCTAAGAATATTAATCTTTTCTTGTTTAGTTGTTGAATGTTCAGTGAATAATCTTGTAGCATAAGCTAAGTTTGAATTAAATACAGCAACTTCATTAAGTTTTTCTCTGAAAATGTTTAATGCTTTTCTATATTCTTCATTCTTTTGTCTTAGTAATACCAATTCTTCATCATTAGATTCAACTTTTAAGCTACGAGGAGCACTTCTTGGTTTTGATAAACCAGGTTTACCCCAGAATTTACCAGACTTTAATGTGCGTGAAGCTTCCTTAGTTTCAGCTTTCTCAGCTTTTGGTTTTCCAGCTTTATCTGGGTCTGGTTTAAAAGGATGTTTTGGTTTAGGTTTAGTAGTTGGCTTAGTAGTTGGTTTAATTTTAGGTTTTGCTGGAGCATCACTCTCTTTAAACTCAAACTTTGGTTTACCAGTTCCCATTTTAGAATTAGCGTGTTTCATATTTTCTTTAAAACCACCACTTGATTTTTTAAATTTAAAACTTGGCTTGCCCATACCAACACCTTTAGGTTTGAAAGCTTCTGTTGTAATTTCTTCATCATCAAAATCAAAATCTTCTTCATCATCAGAATCTTCATCATCCATTACGATTTCAAAAACGACTTCATCATCTTCCATTTCATCCATTTCAGACATTTCCATATCTTCCATTTCATCCATTTCAGACATTTCCATATCTTCCATATCTTCCATTTCATCCATTTCATCCATTTCATCCATATCATCCATTTCAGACATTTCATCCATATCATCCATTTCATCCATTTCCATATCTTCCATTTCCATATCATCCATGTCCATGTCCATGTCATCCATATCTTCAAAATTGTTCATATATTCGTTTTCCATTTCTTCTGACATTTCATCAAAGTCATCTTCATCAGATTCATCGATAGTAATTCTGTATTCAACATCATCATTATCATCTTTTAAATGAATCTCATCATCTTCTTTAGTTACTATGATTCCGTCTTCATTACCCATAGCTTTAAAGACTTTTAAAATTTCTTCGTCAGAAGCATTTGTTAAATCTATTGGTTCGTCGTCCATATCAGGCATGTTAAACTCTTCAGAGTCATCAAATTCTGCATCAATATCTTCAGAATCTGCTTCAACATCTGACGACATTTCAATATCATCAACTTCTTGATTATCATCATCAATATCAATGTTGTCAATTTCTACATCTTCTACTTCATCATCTACCATTTCATCATCATCCATTTGTTCTGATAAATCTGTTTCAAAATCGACCTCATCCATATCGGATTCTTCATTTTTAGTCATTAATGACTCTTTTACTAATTCATTAATTTCTTTGCTCATAGTCGAGCTAAGTATTTCTTTTGCATTTTCTTGTAACATGTTTTCCAAGTTGTTAACTTGGATAAGTGTTTCTTCAACAATGTTTTTTTTGTCTACCATTGAATTTTTGTTATATTTTTTTAATAAATATTAAGTTATTTGAAAAAAGATTAATATTTGTATAAAATTTGCAAAAAAAAATGCCATTTTTTTCAAAATGGCATAAAAAAAGGCGGATTAACCGCCTTTTTAATTAAAAATATTTAAATTTAATCTAAAATAACCTCATCAATTTTACTTTCAGATACTGAAGTTATTCTCCAATCATTTGGGAAATTTTCATAAAGCTTTGTAACTTTAGCTTCAACATCTGTAACTGAAAAACCTTTAACAAGTTTTTCTTCCTTAATTTTCTTAATCCTTCCTGTTTCATCATCTTGAAGGTCATAAGTAACTTTTGCGATAAAATATTTTTCTTCCATATTTTTTATTTTGACAAATAATGAGATAATTTTTTCATTAAGTCAAGTGACTTATTTCCATTTTTAAAACTTTGGTCAATAAATTGGTCTTGTCTTAATTTTTTCTCTTCTTCAAGATTCTCTTCATATTTTAATCTATCTTCTTTATTTAAAAATAGATATGCTCCAGGTGTTGATGGCGAAGACACTAAGTCAAAGCATATTAATTCAAAATCTGATTGTACTTCATTTTGCTCACCTTTTCTTACCAAAGAACCAACACCTCTTGATGATATTCCTAAAGTTACACCTTGACGCAGATAATTTGCCGCCATATCACCTTTACAAGAAATAATCCCTCTTTCATGAAATCCTGGGGATGTTAATAATTTTAACTTACCCATTAGCACATTTGCTTCCCACCAAATTTCATTAATAATATGTGAAACTCTATCCAAATCAATTAATGAGGATTCTGGATGATTTAATTCGGATAATGAAATACCTCTTGCAATAGCTTTTTTATAATTTTCAGCCTCACGTCTTAATATCTTTTCTGGATATATTCTACCATTTCTATTTGGTGTATCGTATTTTTGTAATACTGCATAAAATTCAAAAGGTTTAGAATGGTCTAAAAAATTATTAGATTCTTCAATAATACGTTTATTTCTATCATCTGAAGGTGTTACATACCCAGCATCCCACTCAATTAATATACCTTTACCTACGTCATTTGGACCCAATATTTTCATAATTTTTAATAATAAATATTGGAGTACTCAATAAATTAACTAAAATTTTATTTTTTTGTTAATGAAAATTCAAATGTTTCATTTTTTTCCAATATATTATGAACTAAAGAATCAACAACCTTTAGTATTGAGTTTTTTAATTTATTACATTTAATATCTTCAATTGGTGAATTTAAATAAAATATACATTCTAAATTCATAAATGATTTTTTATTTTTTTGAATCCCGCTTGACCGTAAATCAACATCAATAATTATATTATCTTTAAATACATCTCTATTTAAATTCTCAATAGTTGTTGATTTAATTTTTTTAGATAGATTACCAACCATTTTATTAGGATTTTCAGTTTCAACTTTCGGTTCGGCCCAAGTTTGAATGTTTAAATATACAGATTTTAAAATCTTTGAATCAACTGTACCATATTTCACTTTACACAATTTATAATTATCTAATTTCGCATTTCTACCTTTTTTCATCTAAATTTTACATAAAAAAATAATTTATTCTTTAACAAAAGATAATAAAAAATATAAAAATGTCAAATTTTTATAAACCATTTTTGACAATTACGATATAATATCGTATAATTATATTCATGTTAATAGTAAAAGTTGAAAACAAAAATTTAGACAAGGCTTTAAAAATCTTGAAAGGTAAAGTAATTAAATCTAAACAAGTTGAAGAACTCAAAGAGAAACTTGAGTATAAAAGTAAATCGCAGAAAAAAAGGGCTTTAAAAACTAAAGCCCAATTTAAAGAAAGATTTAATAGTAAGAATTACCGATAATTAAAGCTCAGAACTAAGTGTCATTAGTTTTGCTAAATTAATGACACTTGGTTCATCAGTTTTAATTTTTTCAAGGGTTTCTTCAATAGTATTTTTAATAGGTTCTGAAGATTCCTCTTTTAACCCGTTTAGTTTATCAATAATAATTTCACTTAATGTTTCGTATTTAATACGAATTTCATTTTCATTTAATGAAAGTAAATTTTTAACTCGTTCTCTTTGAGATTCATTAAGAGTTTCTAAATAATTCTTGAATGTATTATTTACATTTTCAACTAAAGATTCTAAAGATTTTTCTTTAATTTCAATAGTTTTTATTGGGGTAACTAAATTCTGAATAATTCTTTTTTTAGAATCTATCAGCGATTCTACAATAGTATTTTTTTTATCAAGAACA